GCCGTCGAATGAGAGGCGCGTTATCCGCTTGACGTAGGGGATAATCAGGCGATCGATGCGATCCTGAATCCACTTATCGGACACGACGCAGAAATAGGTGGCCGTAATCGCGACATCCGTCCCCTCGGCGGTCGCGGGGGCGGTCATGGTTATCTGGCCGGACTCTCCCACAAGATCGACGGTGGCGATCTGCGCGGCGGCGGGGATACCAACCCCAAAGAGGTTCATATACCGAGCGAGGGCGCGGGTGTCGATGCCGGATACAACGGCCGAGCCCGAGACGAGCGTTCCGGTCAAGACGATCGTTCGCTGAGTCTCGATCCCGTACCCTTCAAGGAGTTCTCGTATGTCGGCGGGTTGCGGAAGTCCGGTTGCGGTCATTTTCCGATCTCGAAAAGCTCGCCAATAATGGCAAATTCCGCGCTTGTGGGCGTGACGACGATCTCGTATTCGGTGTTCGGCTTAAGCTGATAACCCGATCCTGGCGACGCGTCGCTTGACGAAGCCTGCCCGGGAACTGTCCCGAATCCCGCCTGGTTCCATCGGAATTGCGTACCGGTTCCTGCGGTGAAGACCGAGCCAGTAAAGAGCTTCACGGCGAGCGTGTCGTCGGCGAAGTTTCGATTTTGATTATAGAGCTTTGACGCCGTTCCCGGGGTCGTTACCGTCGGGTCCTCGATGATGTCGATGGTTGTTTTCGCGCTCGCGCCTGCGTAGAGAGAGAGGCTGACGCGGTTTACTCCGGTTTTCAGGCGATAGTTTATGGCGGTCGATCCACTGGCGACACGGAATGAAAAGGAGAAAACTTTTCCGTCGTCGATTAGGTGCCTAATAAACTCGAGGCCTACGTCGTATCCAAAACGATTCTGTTTCATGGGTTCGCCTTTTCAAAAACCGTCGCCCAATCTGGTTGCAGGGAAGGAGATAGACCTACAACGGGCAAAAGAGCGACGGTCAATATCAGAGTTTCCGGACGACGAGCGTCACGGTTCGGGCCGCGGCGGTAGCTCCGCCGGCGTCTACGAGGTTGCACGGGGCGGCCGCATATCCGGACGGATCCGACTGCGGGTAAAACTTGTTTTGCGCGGGATCGATGGATCCCGCGCGCGTGATGGCCTTCGCTGCCGCCGAGATGATCGCGTCGGTAACGGCGGTCGTGTTGTTCTTGACCTGTACGGTAGAGCTCGTCACGGCGGTCCCCGTCCTGACGATGACGTCCATGATCTCGAAGTCGAACGGGCTTCCGGGAAGAGTAATCGGCGCGACAACGCCAACGGTTCCCGCGGCGACGCTCGTTATCAGGTGGAAAAGACCGTAGTCCTCGGCCTCTTTTATGCGTTCGCCGAGCTTCGCGTTCTGCGCGGCAGGCATGGATCCAGAAAGGGCGGCGGCGCCGCCTGCATCTATCTTTTTCATGGTCTAAATCCTCTCGTTCATCCATCGCCATTCTCGGCGTAGAAGTTCGTCCCGCGTGCGCGGTCGTTGCGTTTCCACTCGCCCATGTACGATCTCGACCTTCTCGCCTTCGATATCAATCGTGACGTTTATGTCGTTCCCCGTGGTTTGCTCTGGATGTTGCAAAACAAACCATGGGTCATCGGCTTTTGGTTTCGCGGGAACCTCGGGCGGAAGCTCTTCCGGTTCTTCCGGAATTACCTCCGCCTTGCGTTCCTCGATCCGGGGTGCTGGTTTTTCCAACGTCCCGGATTCAACGTCCTTGCGGGAAAAAACCGCCACGTCAGTACGGGCGAATGTTCATCGCGATGGCGCTGGTCGCCTCCCAAGAGTCGATCAGGGTTCCGTAGGTCTTCGTCAAGAACGGATTGTTGTCGTCCGTCTTCGCGAGGGGTTCCATGGTAACGAGACCGCCGAACCGCGAGCCGCCCGCGTTGGTGTACGCGAACTTGCCGAGGCCCTGGATCTTGTCGAGATCCCAGAACACGATGCGCTCAGGGGTCACGCCACCGGTCTGTACGATCGGGAGGTCGTTCGCCATGGCCGCGGTGACGGGCGCCTTTCCGGAAAGCGCGCTCGCGAGATCCGCGGGAGCGCTAACGGTCGGGTTGCGAGTGGTCGGCGTGGTCGAGAAGGTGACGGTCGTGACGCGGGTTCCCGGGGATCCGACGGAGTCGTACATCTTGGAGGGAATAACCGCGACGAGTTTCTCGACGCCGGTCGCGTTCGCGCAGTAAATCTTGTAGTACCAGGCGGACGGAACGTCGGTCCAGGAAAGGGTAACGACGGACGAGCCTCCGGTCGGAGTAACGGACCTCTCGGCATCGGCAACGGACTCGCCGTTGATGTCGACATAAGACACGTTAAAGTAGTAGGTGTCGGCCGCAACGCTTCCGCCCGAGTCGGTCTTCGCCGCGGTGACGGTTCCCATCGCGGTGTCGTTCTTAAGGCGGGTCGTGGTCACGATCGGGATATCGCGGTACGCCTGGAGCCTCCAACCGCCGGGGATGCTGACGGTCGAAAGGCCGCCCTGAGAGAGCCCCTGGTTGAGACGAACGTTCGTGAGCAGGCCGGAGAACTTCGAGAGCATCCGGTTGGTCATGAGGAACACCTTCCGATGGTTCGCGCCCTGGCGATCGGCGTTCGAGTCAATCATCGCGTCGAGAATCGAGAGGTCGGTCGGCACGGTACCGCCACGCGTTCCCGCGGAACGGTTCGTGGTAATGAAGTAATCGAGGCCGGGGAATGTGTAGGCGTCGGCCTCGTCGTTACCCCAAACGATCTGGGTGGCGAGGTCGTAGCCGTGGGCCTGGACGTGATTCTCCATTTCCTGGCTGAGCGCGTCGATGTAGTTCTTCGAGGCGTCCTGGAGGAAATTTGTCACGGCACCCTTGCGGCGGGTAACCTTGAGATTGCGCCCGGTCCGCGCGTAGGTTGACTGGCTGGTCGGCGTGGTCGCGCCTTCGCCCATCGCGCCCTGACCGCCGGGAAGCGCCGTGAGTCGATTGAACTCGTGGTACTTCTGGCTGTCGTACTGGGGATCGATTACGGCGATCTCCGGGACGAGCTGGACGATGGTATTGGTAATGAGTTTTTCGAGGTGCTGAGGTACGAGCGGACCGCCCGAACCAGACGCGGTGGTGAGCGCTTTCTGCACAAGGCTCTTGATTGCGCCCTTCTGTATAAGCTGCGTGGGGCTCTGAGTTCCAGAATACATGCTGTTAGTCCTTTACGTCTTCTCGACGTTAAGATTGAAAAAATGCGGCCCATGCTGTCTCTCGACATGAGGGCCGCTTTACGTTGATAGTCTTACTGCCTGATTCCCCATCCGGAATCCTGGGCGAACTGCTCGGAGAACTGGTCAAGATCGGCATGCGCGGGCTGGTTCTCCCATCCTTTCGCGACAGGCGCTCCGCTTGCGACCTGGTTGACCCCGGTCGATGCGCTCAGTCCCTTGGCGACGGACATTACGATTTCCTCGAGGGAGAGGCTGTTTATACCTCCCTGGGATTTCGCGACGGCCGCGGGAGCAACGGGGGCCGCGGGTTCAACCCCAAGGCCTCCAAGAATCTCTCCGATGACCTGTCCCTGCTGGGAGATGCGATCATTCATGGACTTGAGAACGTTCATGATCGGCGAGAGATCGACGGAGGGCGTGGAAGACGCCATGCTCTTCGCGACGGTTCGCTTTCCGGCGAACAGAGCGGCAAGCTTTTTCTCGACGGCCTTGATATTCTCCTCGTTTTCCTCGCTCGTTTCCTCGGTGCGCTCTTCGGCGGGATCCTGGGCGATCGGGCCCTCGGAGTCGGACGCGACGATGGCCTTGGCGATCGCGCGGAACGCCTTCTTGACGTCGTCGCCTTCCTGCCAGGGAGCCATGCCTTTGTCTTTGGGAGCGGGGGCCGCGGGTGCGGTCGCGCTCTGGGGCTCGGCGGGAGTCCTTCCCTGCTCACTGCCCTTGCTTACGCCGGGAGCGGCGGGGAATCCTTCGTCGTCATCGGGCTCGACTGCGGGACCGGCGGCCGGGGCCGCGGCGGATCCGCCCTGAAGCTCCTGAAGAAGCGATCCGATGTTCGCGAGAATGGCCTGTTCCGAAGGCCCCATGTCTTTCTGTACGGTGCTGCGTGCGTTCATGCTTTTCTCTCCTAGCTCTTGCGGATTGCCACATAGAGCTTTAGGTTGGATTCCAAATCCTTAAGGACCGACAGGGTCCGGAATTTGGTTTTTTGCACGGCTTGGGAGTCGGGCAGAACGTCCCGGTCGAGCTCGTACATTTGGGGGTATTGCAATATAAGATCGACAGAGAGCGTGGAATACTCGCTAAACAGGTCTTCGAGTTGCGATCGAGCATCGACTTGCCCGTTCATGATCCTCTTGACCTCGGAGTCAAGCGCGTCCTGGAGCTGGTAGTACTTCTGCCAGTATTCCTCTTTCGCGCTTGCCGCGTTCACTTTCGATTCGAGCGTATTCTTAAGCGTCTTTCTAACGGTCCACGGGGGTATAATCCCGAGTGCCTTGTAGACGCCATATGCCATGCTTGCCTGATAGGCGGGGCGATCAACCAAAACGACGCCTTCAAGCAGGACGTCATCCATCACGCGCTTTCCCGACGTATCGACGGACTTAAGCCCGCCCTCGGGAATGTCTCCCTCGATGGAAAAACCGCGCTGCTTCGGCTTTGAGTACGGGGCTATTCCCATCGCTTGTCGCCAAACCTTGTCCGCCTTCTCGAGCGTGTCGGCGCCCATGTTGTCTGACTCGTCGTAGAGCCGGTAGCTCGTCCACCATTCGCCATTCTCGGTGATATGCGCGTCGACGAGAATGCCGATGTCGTCGGCAAAATCGACGCCATGCTTTCCGGAAAACAAAAGGATGTCGCCGGAATGTACCTGGTTCATGAAGGACTCGATACAGTGCTCGGTCATCCGTTCGCCATGACCATCGACAAAAGTGCCAGACGCTACCCCTTCGAGGTAGCGATGCTTTGGGCCTTCTCCTTCCGCTTTCTCAACGGCGAAGAGGCCTGAGTCAAACTTTTTCTGACGGAAATCAAATGTTACATGGCTCATCTCATTTCACCCTATTACTGCTTTTCTTTTTTGTCAACTGTTTGCGCATAATACGCGAGCACTGACCCGGAAAGGAGCTGAAACGAATCAGCGTGCACGTGAAGCGAGACGCCAGCGGGGAGCACCATAGCGGCGATGTTGTCCGCCTTGAAGCCCTCTGCGGCCTTGATCGCGGCAAAACGGCAATCGGTAAGCGCCTGTAATTCGGTGAACTCGAACCCCTTGCCCGCCGCGAGCTCGTTCGACGTTCCGTTAATTACGAACGTCACGCCGGAATGAATGTCTTTCGCCATACGGTCTCCTTTGATTTATAATATCTCGGTTTCATAGTCGCATTCGCATGAGCACGAAATCACTTGATCGGCGGGAGCGGAAGGGTCATGCGGGTGCATCATAAGCGTTGTTTCGATTACGCGCAAGCCCTGTCCCTTTACCCAAACGACGCGAGGGACGGCAAAAGGCGTGTCGATAGGGATGCGTCGGCCGTTTACCGTGCCGTGCCCCGTGCGCGGCTCATGCGACAACCCGGGATGCTGACGCCAAGTTTTCATGACGCGTACCTTCCCGGGGTTCGCTTCCTCGAGGCGGCGCGCCCAGGTATGTTTGATGTCATTGACGGCGCTTCGGACCTCCGTCACGGCGATCGCCTGAACGTTCGGCGGCACGCCCTCGGGGCCCGCCTTGCGGTATCCCTCAAAGGTAGCGGTTATCCTTTCGCGCATACGGTCGACGAGCTCGGGCTTGATTTCGCCGCGTCGGTCGCCTTTCTTGTATTGCATCGAGGTCGCGCCGGTTCCGAGGTATTCGGCGACGCTCGCGCGGAGGTCTTTCGTTAGCCGATCGCGGAGCGTGTCGGAAAT